ACTGAAGATAAATTTACTAGACATCAAAGTGTAGATTTTTCACATGGAGAAACTGATGGTGATAAAAGTACACAAGATGTTTTAATACATGAATGCTATGTAAGAATGGATGTAGATGGTGATGGTATTGCAGAACTATTAAAAATCACAGTAGCAGGAGATGGTAAAAAATTATTAGACATGGAAGAAATAGATACAATGCCATTTGTATCAATGACTCCAGTTATCATGCCACACAGATTCTATGGAAGAAGCATAGCTGAATTGGTAGAAGATATACAATTAATTAAGTCTACTGTAATGCGACAGATGTTAGATAATATGTATTTAACAAATAATAATAGAGTTGCAGTACAAGATGGACAGGTTGCAATGGATGACTTATTAACTAATCGTCCTGGAGGAATTGTTAGAACTAAACAACCTCCTCAAAACGTAATGATGCCTATACAGGCACAACCGATTACTGAACAAGCAAGTGGTATGTTAGGCTATCTAGATTCTGTAAAAGAAACTAGAACAGGCGTTACAAGAACATCACAAGGGCTAGATGCAAACACATTAAATAATAGTACAGCAACTGGCCAGAACCAAATTCTGACACAATCGCAAATGAGAATGGAGTTAATCGCCAGAATCTTTGCTGAAACAGGTGTAAAAGATCTAGCCTTAAAAATGTTTGAACTTACTTGCAAGTATCAAAACAAAGAAAAAATTGTAAGAATCAGAGGTAAATATATACCTATGAGACCTTACGAATGGAAAGACAGAGTTAATATAACAGTACAAGTAGGATTAGGTACTGGATCAAAAGAACAACAGTTAATATTAATGAATGCCATATTAGAAAGACAAATGTCTGCAATTAACTTGCAACAGAATGTTCATGGCCCAATGGTTAATCTTAGAAATATTTATAATTCTTTGAAAAAATTAGTTGAAAATGCAGGTCTAAATAGTATAGAACCTTACTTTATGGATCCTGAAGTCGGAGCAGCTCAAATGCCACCAATACCTCCTAAACCACCAACTGAGTTTGAGAAGGTAACATTAGCTCAAGTACAAGGTGAAAACCAACGTGCACAGTTAAAAGCTGAAACAGAAGCTAAAAACTTGGAAGGCAAAATGAGACAAGCACTTCTAGATTATGAACTAGCTATCAAAGAAATGGAATTAAAATACAATACCAAGATTGATGAGTTAGAACTTAAACGAAGATCCATGTTAGAACAAACTGATTTACAAAAATCAGGTGATCTAATGAATCAAATAGTAAGAGGACAAAAACAATTCTTTAATAATGGACAAGGAAACAATAATCAGGGAGGGCAAGAGAGCCCAGCAACTGCTGGACGATCCCCTTCTAAAAACAGCATTTAACGATCTCTTAGAAATTTATAGACAAGAGATTTTTAATACATCTTTCGCAGATGATGATAAGCGAAGAAACCTTTGGGTAGCCTTTAATATGGTAGATAAAATCCGAGGTCATTTGCAAAGCGTCATGTCTAGTGGAAAACTTGCTCAAGTAGATCTTGAGAATCTAAATAAACGAAGTTAAGCTAACGCAACTTCAAATTCGTCAACCATGAAAGGAACGATATGGAAGAAAATGATATAAAAGGTGCAGCAGATAAAATATCTGGATTACTGAATCCTCAAGAGGACAATCAAGTACCAGAAACTAATACTGAACCTTCAGAGTCAAATCCTGAGACACAGGAAGTTCAAGAAAGCACAGAGTCGAAAGAAGCTCCTATTGAACAGGCATCTGAAAATACTGAGACAACAGAAGAAACACCAACAGAATTAGAGACACCAGAGCTCCACCGAGTAAAAGTAAGTGGTCAAGAGCTTGAGGTGAGCCTCGATGAACTGAAGGCAGGATATTCTAGAGACTCGGATTATAGACAAAAAACTCATACTTTAGGAATGGAAAAGAGAGATCTTGAAACTCAAAAGAATAGTTTGCGTCAAACTTACGATACTCGTTTAAATGAACTAAACGATTTAATTTCGACAGCTAGTCAATTTATTGAACAAAAACAAGGTGGACAAGATCTTGCTAAACTATACCAAGAAGATCCAACTGAAGCTGCTAGACTTGACTTTCAATTAAGACAAGAAAAGCAACACATTGAATCTTTAAAGAATAGTGCAAGAGAAGCTCAAAACAAACAGTATGAGGCTTACCTTGAAACACAAAAAGAATTAGCTGCAACAAAGATACCAGAGTTTAGCGATCCAAATAAAGCTGACTCTTTTAAACTTAACTTACGTACTACATTACGTGATTATGGTTTTAATGACCAAGAGATAGGTAGCCTTGCAGACCATAGATTTCTTATGGTAGCAAAAGATGCTATGAGTTTTAAGTCTCAAAAAGACAAAAGACCTATAGTTTCTAAAAAGGTTGCTAATGCTCCTAAAGTTTTAAAAGCTGGTGTTGCTAAATCGAATATTAGTTCAGGTAGAGAGGAAGTAAGAAATAAAATCAAGACGCTAAGAAAGACTGGTCACATAAGAGATGCTCAGTCAGCAATAGCAGATATGATTAATCTTAAATCTCAACAAAGGAAATAATACAATGGCACAACCAACTAACACGTTTGATACGTATGATTCAGTCGGTGAAAGAGAAGATCTTTCAGACGTTATCTACAGTATCTCACCAACAGATACGCCTTTCCTAAGTTCTGCAGCTAAAACACAAGCAACTGCAGTTCTTCACGAATGGCAAACAGATTCACTTGCAGCAGCATCTACTTCAAATGCTGTTATTGAAGGTGATGAAGCAACTTTAGATGCATCAACTGCAACTACTAGACTTTCTAACAGTACACAAATTATGGATAAAACTGTAGTTATTACTGGTACTCAAGAATCTGTAGATAAAGCAGGTAGAGCATCTGAATTAGCATACCAAATCGCTAAAAGAGCTAAAGAGCTTAAAAGAGATATGGAAGCTACTATTACAGGAAACATTGCAGAAGTAGCTGGAAACTCTACAACTGCTAGAAAAATGGGAACTCTTGGATCTTGGGTTACTACTAATGATGACGTAGCATCTGATGGTGCTTCTGGTGCAGGTGCAGGAAATGCAGCTCACACAGATGGTACTCAAAGAGCGTTCACAGAAGCTCAATTAAAATCAGTAATTAAATCAGTTTGGAATGCTGGTGGTGACCCTTCAATGGTTATGGTCGGCCCTTTCAACAAACAAAAATTATCAGGCTTTACTGGTAATTCTACTAGATTTGATGCTGGTGCAGACGCAACTTTATACACTTCAGTAGACGTGTACGCATCTGACTTTGGTCAATTGCAAGTAGTACCTAACAGATTCTCTAGAGATAGAGATGCTTATGTACTTGACATGGAGTACTGGGGAATTGCGTTCTTAAGAGATTTCTCTATGCATGAACTTTCAAAAACTGGTGACTCAGAGAAAAGACAACTTATTGTTGAAGCAACTCTGGAATCTAGAAATGAAGCAGCTTCAGGCTTAGTAGCTGACTTAACAACATCTTAATAGATTAAATACTTAGGGGGGCAACCTCAATACTGCTCCCCTAGTATATTTTTAACATTGAAGATCTGAGAGGGGTTAAGATCGGAACAATGAGGAAACAAAATGAGAACACTTAACGATTATTTTTTAACATCTAAAATTACAAACATAAGTACAGCAGGATCAACTTTCGTACCTGTACCAGATGGTGGAAGAATTATTAAAATTTTTACATCAATTAAAAATGCTATTACTACAGCTGACGCTGCATTATCATTTGAAATTGGTGGCACTGCTGTAACAGGTGGTGGTATAACAGTAACTCAATCTGGCTCAGCTGCTGGAGATGTAGATACTGCAGAACCTACTGCTGAAAATTCAGTAAATGAAGGACAAGCTATCGAAATGATTACTGATGGTGGATCTTCAACTGCGTGTGAATGTGTAGTAACATTCGTTATAAGAAGATAATTAATTATGGGGGTGGAAACATCCCCAAACAAAAGGAAATAAAATGCATATAGCAATGAGACCTATAACAACTCAGAAAGTAACATCTTCTGGTACATCAGCTGCATCAGCTGCATTTGGTAATAATATAGAATATGTTAGAATAGTAGCAGACGCTGATTGTCATATAGAATTTGGAACAGGCCCAACAGCAACTACATCTACAATTTTTGTACCTTCAAAAGATATAGAATATTTTAAAGTATCTGGTGGAGAAAAAATAGCTGTAATTGGATCAGTAAATTTATACGTAACAGAACTATCAGAATAGTATGGGTAAAATAAGATCTGTAGAATACGATGCAGGAATAAAGACAAAGTATATACAAGAGTCTAATGGAGCATTAACTATTAATAAATCGCAAGATGTTAATAAGTTAATGAAAAGAAACAAAGAACTTTATAATCACGATAATGGTTATATTTCTAAAGCAAAAGAAATGAAAAGAGTTGCAAGTGTTCCTCCTCTAGTACTGCAGATCTGGGCTAAAGAATACAATGGCTCAAATAATTGGTTTCAATTACCAAAAGATATTCAAAGAAAAATAATGAGAACTAAGCTTAACAGTAGTGAGTTTAGATATTTTAGAACAGCTGAAGGAAGTTTATAATGGCACTAACAACATTTTCAGAATTAAAATCATCTATAGCAGATTGGCTTAATAGATCTGATTTAACTACACAAATACCAGATTTTATTGCTTTAGCTGAAGCTGACTTTAATGCTAAGCTAAGAATAAGACAAATGGAACAAATAGATGCTATTACAATAGACTCTGAAACAGAATCTGTTCCTACTGGTTTTATTGGAGTAAGATCGTTTTATATATTATCAGCTAGTAACAAATATCCTTTAGAGTATATAACTCCACATAATATGTTTGAAATTAAAGCTGGATCAACAACTGCTAGACCTAGAGTCTATACAATTGAAAGTGATAATGAAACAGAAACTTTACGTTTTGGCCCTGCCCCTGATTCTTCTTATACTGGGTATTTATCATACTATAAAGCTTTTGGAGCTCTTAGCGATTCTAATACAACAAATTACATTTTAAACAAACATCCAGGAATATATTTATATGGTTCATTATACCATGCAGCAAACTTCTTAGGTGGAATAGATCCTAACCAAGTACAACAATGGTTACAGATGTATATATCTGCTATGGAAAGATGTGAAAATAATGACAAACAAGATTCATATGGTGGAGCACCTGTTACACAAAGAACAGATGTTCAAACAGATTTATCATTTTACAGGAATAGATAATGCAGATACCTTTTGGAGAATGGATGCCCGATCAACCAGAACATGGTATGAAAGGTGCAAACGTAGCAACTAATGTTTATCATGCAATGGGATCTTATAAAAGATTTCCATCATTAGTATCATATACAGGTGCATCAACTGTAGGTAAAGATGCTCATGGATCTGGTTCTTTTAGAGATAACTCTAATACAGTTTATAATTTTGTAGCTACAAAAACAGATATACATCAATTAGCATCAGGAACATTTACTTCTCGTAAAGGAAGTTTAACTGGAGATGATGATGATTTTTTTACTTTTACACAATTTGGTCAATATGTAATTGCAAGTAATGGAGTAGATCCAGCTCAATATTATTTAATGGGAACATCTACAAACTTTGCTAATCTTACTTCTATTCAAACAGCAGGTACATGTCCTTTGTTTAGAGTATCAGGAGTAGTAAGGGATTTCTTAGTAACAGGTAATATTACTAATGCTACAAACAGAATACAATGGTCTGGTATTAATGATATTACAGTTTGGTCAGGTAAACAATCTGATTTACAAGACTTACCAGGATCTGGTGGACAAATAGTACATATTACTTCTGGAGAGGTAGGATATGTATTTAGACAAAATCAAATAGTTCGTATGGACTATGTTGGTGGTGCAACAATATTTAGGCTATCAGTAATATCTCCAAACAGGGGAGCTATATTTGGAAGAACAGTTTGCCAGGACAATAGACGTGTATTTTTTCTTGCAGATGATGGTTTTTATGAAATATCAGGTGATAACGTAGTACCTATTGGAGTAGAAAAAGTTAATAGATTTTTTGATCTAAACTTAAACAAAGCATATTCAGATAGAATAGTAGCAGCAACAGATCCATTTAATCAGTTAGCTATGTGGTTGTACCCAAGCGTAAATAATACTAACAATACAACAGGTATTTGTGATAGAATTATAATATATAATTACGCTACAAAAAAATGGTCTTTAGCAAAAGTTAATGCTAGTCAAATATTTCCACAATTTGTAGGAGCATACACAGTAGAGTTAATGGATATTATTTCAGAAAACTTAGAAGAAATTAATGCTAACCTTGATACAGACTTTTGGAATGGTGGACAAATGTTTTTAGGTGGAATAGATGGAGATTTTAAAGCTGCAATCTTTTCAGGAAATTCAAATGAATGTGAGATAGAGACAGCAGAAATAGAAGCATTTCCAGGAGCTCGTACTAACATTCAAGGAATAAGACCAATAGTAGATGCAGAAGCAACAGTTACTGTAAAAACTAGAGAAAGATTAGCAGACACAGAAACAGAGTCTAGTTCATCTTCTATGGTAGATAGTGGGATTAATCCTGTTAGACAATCAGGTAGATACATTAGAGCTAATGTTAAAATACCTGCTGGAACAAGTTTTGATCATGCACAAGGTATAGACATTGTAGCATCTAAAGCAGGATATAGATAATGACAGATTCAGTAGATATAGATAACGTAAGATATTCAATGGAAACACAAGAATTTTTCCAAAGACAAATAGAAGAAGCAATTAACACTTTAGTTAATAAAAATAATACAGAAAGCGATAAAGCATTCGTTTGGTTTATGGAGTAAAATTATGGCAGGAACATTTTTAGGTAAATACGATACAACAGCAGCAAACAACACAGCTACAGGAACTAATGCAGTTTCAGTAGCAGAAGGAATGCTACCATCTAATATTAATAACGCTTTTAGAAGTGTTATGGCAGATATTAGACAGCATTATAATGCAGCTGAATGGATTGAATATGGTGATGGTGCAGGTACTTATACAGCTACTTACGCATCAGCTACATCGTTTACTATTGATGGAACAGATGTAACAGCTATTTATCATGCTGGACGTAGAGTTAAAGTTGTAGCATCAACGCCAGGCACAATATATGGTACTGTATCTAGTACGTCTTTTTCAACTAACACAACAGTTAATGTAACTTGGGATTCAGGCTCATTATCTAATGAAGCAATTACAAGCGTACATATTGGTGTATTATCTAAAACAAATAATTCAATACCCACTGGTGTTATAGCAGCAGGTAATATAGTTGATGGAGCTATAAGCACTGCTAAACTGGCAGCAGACGCTGTAACAGGAGCTAAGATTGCAGATGACGCTATAGACTCAGAACATTATACTGATGGTTCTATAGACACAGCTCATATTGCAGACTCACAAGTAACTACAGCCAAAATTGCAGATACAGCAATTACTACAGCAAAAATTACAGATGCAAATGTAACAACAGCTAAAATCGCAGCAGATGCAATTACTGGTGCTAAAATAGCTGACGATTCTATTGATAGTGAACACTACACAGATGGATCTATTGATACAGCTCACATAGCTGATTCACAAATTACAACAGCTAAAATAGGAAGTAACGCAGTAACTACAGCTAAAATAAATGCTGATGCTGTTACAAATGCAAAAATAGCAGATGACAGTATAGATTCAGAGCATTATGTAGATGGCAGTATTGATACTGCACATATAGCAGATGCTAATGTTACACTTGCTAAACTTGCTGCAAGTTCAGTAAACTCATCTAAAATTGTAGATGATTCTATTGTTAATGCAGATATTAATTCTAATGCAGCAATTGCGGCTACAAAAATTCACGATGGTACAATTTCTAATACAGAATTTGGTTATCTTAATGGAGTATCTTCTGCTATCCAAACACAGATAGATACTAAAGCAGCAACATCATATGTTGATAATGCAGTTGCAGGACTAAGAACTAGAATTATTGCAGAAGCTGCAACTACAGGTAATGTAGATTTATCAGCAGATTTACAAAATGGTGATACTATTGATGGAGTAACTCTTGTTACTGGAGACAGAGTATTAGTTAAAGATCAATCTACAGCATCTCAAAATGGTTTATATACTGTAGTATCTAGTGGTACTGCAAGTAGAGATACACAATTTAATACTATTGATGAGCTATCAGGACAAATGATTGTAGTCAATCAAGGTACTGCAAATGACAATAAAATATTTCTTTGCACAACAAATAATACAGCTACACTAGATTCTGACTCAATTACTTATACTGTAATTACACCATCAAATGTTGGAACAGTAACTAGCATAGGTATAGCAGATGCAGGTTCATCAGAATTTACAGTAACAAACTCACCAATTACTTCATCAGGAAATATTACATTAGCAGTTAATTCAATTGCTAATACTAAAATTACAGGATTAGGAACTGCATCTACATTAAATGTTGGAACTTCTGCAAACAATGTGGTACAACTTGATGGTTCTGCAAAATTACCTGCTGTAGATGGTAGTCAATTAACAAACATAGATGCAGCTTCAGCTGGATTTGCAATCGCTATGGCAATAGCACTTTAAGGAGAAAAAATGGCACAAAACTTTAGAAGATACACAAGCAACGATGTAGGAACATCTGCTGCAACTTTATTTACTTCAGACAGTTACGATACTGTTGTTGGTATATCAGTTTCAAATGTAACTGGTTCATCAGTTATAGCTTCAGTTTATATTAACGATGGTTCAAACGACATCTATCTTGTTAAAGATGCACCAATACCAAGTGGTTCATCATTACAAGTTTTAGATGGTGGAGCAAAGTTTGTAGTTCAATCTGGTGATGCTTTAAAAGTAGTATCAGATACAGCTTCATCTTTAGATGTTTGGGTATCTACAGTAGATGCAATAAGTACATAGGAGAAATAAATGCCTTTTATAGGAAACAAACCAACAGCAATTCCTCTAAGTGCTGATGATTTAGAAGATAATATTATTAGTACAGCAAAGATACAAGATAATGCTGTAACTGCTGCTAAATACATTGAACCAGTACCATTCAGAAACATAATCATCAATGGTGATATGAGTATTGCTCAAAGATCAACTTCTGAAAGTTCATATACATCTGATACTTATTCAACAGTAGATAGAATGAAAACTAGAGTAGGTAGTTTAGGAACTTGGACTATTTCACAATCAACAGATGTACCATCTGGTCAAGGTTTTGCTAAATCTTTAAAGTGGGATTGCACAACCGCAGATGCTTCTCCATCAGCTAGTGATTTTTTAATTTTAGAACATAAAATTGAAGGTCAAAATTTACAATATTTAAAATATGGAACTTCATCTGCTGAAACTGTAACTTTATCATTTTGGGTTAAATCAAACAAAACTGGAACTGGTCAAGTTAATTTAAGAGATTATGATAATAATAAACTCTTAGGAGGAACATATACAATTTCAAGTGCTAATACTTGGGAAAAGAAAACAATTACTTATATTGGAAACACATCAGATACTTTAGATAATGATAACGCAGTTAGTTTAGCTTTAGAATTTTGGTTAGATAGTGGAAGTGATTATACAGGTGGAACTGCACCTACAGCTTGGGAGACTAGAGACCAAACTGATAGAAATGCTTCTGGAACATTATCATTAGGAGACAACACAGCTAATGATTGGTATATCACAGGAATACAATTAGAAGCTGGAACAACTGCATCTGATTTTGAGTTCTTGCCTGTTGATAGAAATATGTCAAGATGCCAAAGATATTACATTAAATTAAATTCAGAAATTTATGGAAACAATAATTATGATGGAACAAATAATTTACAAAATTATTATATGTTTAGAGAATTAATGAGAGCTGGACCAACAATTACAGTTGGAACTGCACATGGTTGGAGTTCTGGACCAACAGCAGCTTCAGCAACAAGTGATGGTTTTAGAATATATGGAGCTGGTAATAATGTTTATATTGATCCACCAGGTTACATAGCGGATGCGGAGTTATAATATGATTACACAAGTAGAAATAATTTATTGCAATATAAAAAATATAAAAAATATGTATAAAATGACTAGAGATGGAATTATATATTTTGTACCACTAGACGAAGCAAACACAGATTACCAAGCAATACAAGAATGGATAGCAGATGGTGGAACAGTAATAGATAATGGAGGTGGAGAGTAATGCCATATATCGGTAGAGATACAGACAAGATAAGCAATGTAGAGGTACTAGATAACATTACCTTTGATGGTTCTTCATCATACACATTACAAAAAGGTGGAAGTAATTTTACACCTAGTTCTGCTAACACATTATTACTTAGTATTGATGGTGTCGTTCAAGCAGGAAACTTTACTGTATCTGGTTCAACAATAGATTTTGGAACAGCAGTTGCTGGAACTTCTACTTGCGATTTTATTTTACATTATGGAGTTGGTTTAATTACAACAGTTAGTGATGGCACAGTTACAACTGCTAAACTTGCAGACAGTTCTGTTTCACTTGCTAAACTAACAGCAACAGGAACTAAAGATGCTACAACCTTTTTAAGAGGAGATAATACTTTTGCTAGTGCTGGAATTACCGAAGCAGACCAATGGAGATTAACTTCTACATTTAGTGGAGATGCTAATCCTATTGCTTCAAATCTAGAAAGAATTGATACAACTGGTCAAGGAACTTTAGGAACAGGAATGACAGAAAGTTCTGGTATATTTAGTTTTCCATCAACTGGTATTTGGTTAGTTCGTTTTGTTGTCGTTTTTTCAAGTAGCAATACTGGTACTGGTTCTCCAAAAAATAAAGGTAGAATTTATCTTACTACAGATAATTCTACTTATAATATTATTGCTGAAGCTGATGGTGGAGTGCCATTAATTAACTCAACTTTTACAGAAAATTCTATAGTTACAGAAACTTTACTAGATGTAACAGATATTTCTAACATCAAAGTTTATTTTTCAACAGATGTTGCTGACAATAGCCATTTTACAGGTGGTAGTACAACTAGAAATTTTACTTGTATGACATTTATAAAATTAGGAGATACATAAAATGAATGAACAACAATGGTTAAATTATACTTTAGCACAAATGCACAATGGTCAATGGTTTGGTTGGAAAAAAGATTATACTGGAACTGAAAGAATGGCTTATGAAAATATTGAAGTATTAGATAGTTCAATTACAAAACCAACTGAAGCAGAAGTAAATGCAAAGATACAAGAATTAAAAGATGCTGAAGCAAACGCAGAAACTAAAAAAGCATCTGGCAAACAAAAACTTTTAGACTTAGGTTTAACTGAAGAAGAAGTGAAGGCACTAATAGGAGTATAATATGGCAATAATTAAACCAAACAATAATACAATATCAGCTATAACTGCTTTACCAGCAGGTGTAGGTGGTAAGGTTTTGCAAGTTGTTACTGCTACAGATGGAACTGTTTTAAGTAGTTCATCAACTTCCTATATTGACACAGGATTAAGTGCTTCAATTACACCATCTTCATCTTCAAATAAAGTTTTAGTAATTGTAACAACTGGAACTCATGGAGTTGACACACCAACCACTTCAGGAATGAAATTAAAATTAGTAAGAAATTCAACTGATTTAATTGAACAAAGTAGTTGGGGTTCACATCCAACAATAAATTATATTTATGGTCAAGGTCATTGTTTTAATTATTTAGATAGTCCATCAAGTACATCATCAACTACTTATAAATTACAATACAAATCAAATGATGGAACAAATCATGTATTAGAAAATGCAAGTACAGCAGTTATGACTTTATTGGAGGTTAGTGCATAATGATTTTAAATATAACAAAAGCAATATTAAAAATTAATCCTAATGCAAAAATGACTATAAGAGGTCAAGAATTAAATACTTGTACTATTGAATGGTTAAATGGAACAACACCTATTCCTAAAGCTGACATAGAAGCTAAAATGGTAGAGGTACAAGCAGAGTATGATGCTAACCAATATCAAAGAGATAGAGTTTATCCTAGCATTGGAGATCAATTGGATATGCTATGGCACTCAATAGATCAGAATCCTAAATTAAAATCTGAATACTTTGAGTTCTATGAAGCTATTAAAGCAGTTAAAGTAAAGCATCCTAAGAATGGCTAATTTATACAAAAACGCTATGTTTGATCTGACAACAACAGATAAAACAACTGTATATACTGTACCTACAGAAAGAACAGCTTTAGTTAAAACTATACAAGTAACAAATATACATACTGGAACTAATGAAGTAGAAGTATTTACTACAGATGCTTCAGATTCTAATGCAGAACATGAAATAGCTCATGTATCTTTAGGATCAAAAACAGTTGAAAACTTAGCAAAAGGAACTATAGTTTTAGAATCAGGTGATACATTAAAATTAAAAGCACAAACTGCTGACGATATAGCAGGAATAATAAGTATACTAGAATTGTTTGACGAAAAAAGTACATAATGCAATTGGTTCAAATACCTAAACAAAACATTGAAGAAGTATGGCCTATAGTTGTTAAAGATATTGCAGACGCATTAGCTAGATCTAATGGATATGCATTGGCAGACCATATTAAAAAATGGATTCTTGAAGATAAAATGCAATTATGGATTCTTTGGAGTCTAAAAGATAAACAATATTATGGAA